TGCAACTCAGCCCAAGCCGCATCTTCGGCTTGTTCTTTGGTTTCGGCATCAACGTAAATCGTGACATACGCTGTACGCTTGAGTTCAACTGCAAATTGTTTCATGGTGGGGTGCTCCTTACAGTGGGCGGTGGGAATAACGGCGGCCTTGTTCGTAGGCTTCGGTCAATGCTTGCGCCACTTGCAGGCGGGCGAGTTGTTCTTGGTGTTCAGTCATGATGGTGTACCCCTTAAAAAGCCAAGTAAACGAAACCAGTGGGCGTCTCGCCAACGATAGAGGTGTTAGCCTCCAAATATTCACGGACTTGGTCGCGCAGTTCTTCTTCATCTTGGGTCAAATCGTCAACTGACCAATAATTGTTGGCGATGCCCTCTGGCGTGTCTTCGGTGTAGTCGCAGCAGATGGCGATCACGTCCAATTCCATGTCGGGGTCGATGTCCTCGAAATATTCATAAAGCATGTTCAGTGCTTCATAGGAGAACTGATCTTGGCGATCTGCTTGACGGAATGCGTCACGGAATTGGCTAGCGTGTGAAATTGAGATTTTCATGGTGATTGATCCTTACAGGGTTACGGGTTACATGGTGGGCGAGATGCACACCCCAAAGCCCTAAACGGGCTTTAGGCTGGGTTATCACTTGATCAAGGCGCGACACAGTGCATCGGCTTCATCCGAGTCAATGGCTGTACGCAGCGCATCAACGTATTCGGCGTACTGCGGATGATCGGGGCGCATCTGTACGCCGCCGGGCTTGCGGGTTGACTCGATGATTAAGCCCGAGTTGTTGAGCAGGTGGGCGGCGTAGTTGGCGGATTGGTGAATGGTCAACATGATTGATCCTTACAAGGTTACGGGTTACAGAAAAAGTGCATCGAGGCCATGCAGCACAAGGGCGCACAGTGCCAAGCCGATAAGCACGGCGGTGGAGATGTCAAGGATGGTTTCTTTGGTTTCGCGGGTCATGGTGTCGAGTCCTTATTCAAAGTCAGCGTCAACGGTTGCACCGTTATGGCGCAAGCATTCGATGATGGCCTTGGGCAGTGTGGCTACCCCGTCATAGTCAACCAACACCAAGCGGTTGCCGTCATCCTCAAACCACAGGCCACCGCCTTCGCTGCCGTCCTTGCGCTCGAAATATCCATAGAGCGCCACAGGGTCAACCTCGATGACGCCCGAGTTGGGTACATCGGCCCAAGGGTGCAGCTTGATTGTGAAGTTGTATTCGGTCATATCAGTCCTTACAGGTTACGGGTTACAGGGTGCTGCGTTATGCAGTGATGAAATTCTACCACACTAAAAACCCACTGGGTCTGTCACTCATGTTACACCCATTGGGTACAGTTATTCACAGTTTATTAGTCTTATATAAGAGTTGACCCAGTGGGTAACCAATACTTGTGCTGTGGATAACTTTCGCCAAGGGGTAAGTATCCAAACGATAATTTATCGCTCTAAGGCCTTTCTGGTGCGTTTTAGGATGCTGTATGGATTCCCACCCATTGGGTATGCCTTCCTTGGTGCTCATGTGTACCGGTGACAAAAATGCCTTTGTAAAGGGTACATGAGAAAAGACAATTGCTTAATCCTTGTGCAATTTAAAAAGTGTCATTTTTAAAGCCTCGCAGGCGCGGAGGGCGAATTGTCACAGGTTGCGCGAATCAAGCGCTTTTTACCCCATTGGGTCATGACTTCGGGGAATTCCCTCACCCGCTGGGTCATGACCTTTGGCCCACTGGGTGCACTGACCCACTGGGTTAATCTGGTGCATCTTGACCCCTTAGACCCACTGGGTGCACTGACCCAACGGGTGACATAGTGCCTACCCATTGGGTGCAGGGGTGCAGTTGAATCCGGGGGGAGGGGGTAGGGCCGAGCGCCCGGTGGTCACGGCTACGTAGGCACCACAGAACCTGTGAAAATTTTTTCAAAAATCAAAAACCCAATGGGTGCACTAGACACACTGAACATCCCGTAGTACACTGTGGACACTATGAAACAAGACACCAACTCGTTCGTAGGCACGGTTGTCACCGATGAATCATCGCTACCCAATTGGCTGTCCGTGCCAGATGCAACACCTCCAAGCACATCGATCACCTCGAATGCTTCCAAGGTGGCGCGGGAGCTATTGCACCTTCAATACGAGAACATGTTCGAGAACTTCATCGAACAGGTCTACCGTGGACGCTCACTCAAGTCCCTTGTCGAGGATGACCCACGACTCGTGAGCTACGAGGACTTTCTGCGCTGGATCAAGCGGGATGCCACTCGTCATGAACGGTTCAAGGAAGCGCAGGAGATGCGCACTGAGTTTCTTGCCGGGGAGATCCTAGAGATTGCCGATGGAGCCGAGGCCGTTGACCCCGCATCGAACGATACGGTCAACAGGGACAAGCTGCGCATTGACACGCGCAAGTGGCTCATGGGTGCGCACAACCGCAAACGCTACGGCGAGACAAAGCAGATTGAACTGGGTGGCACCATCTCCATCACTGAGGCGCTGGCGCAGGCCCAAGCTCGGGTGATCGAGGGTGAGGTGATTGATGTCTCAGATGTGACACCAAGACTGGAGAACGACTGATGATTAAGCTGATCCTTCTTATTGCGGCTGTGATGGCTATCGCCTACATCATCGACTGGGTGTTTGAGTAATGCAGAAGCCTCGTTACAGCCCAGAAGATGAGCAGACACTCATGGCCCAGCTTTGGAGTCCGTCTATCAAGGACGACCCCGAGGCGTTTGTGCTCTTTGCGTTCCCTTGGGGGCAGAAGAACACCCCACTCGAGCACTTCAAAGCCCCTCGTGCGTGGCAGCGTAGGACGCTGCGCAGGATACGGGACTTCATCAAAGAGAACCGGGGCAAGCTGAGTAACGATGAGTTGATCGACGCGATGCGCAGGGCCATCAGTTCCGGGCGAGGCGTGGGTAAGTCAGCACTGGTGTCGTGGCTGATCCTGTGGATGCTGAGTACTCGGATAGGTTCGTCTGTCATCGTGTCGGCTAACAGCGAGAACCAGTTGCGCAAGGTGACGTGGGGTGAGTTGACCAAGTGGGTCACCATGAGCCTGAACGCTCACTGGTGGGAGCCAACGGCTACATCGCTCAACCCGGCCAACTGGTTGACTGAACTGGTCGAGCGTGACCTGCGTAAAGGCACCCGGTACTGGGGTGCTGAGGGTAAGCTGTGGTCCGAGGAGAACCCAGACGCCTACGCCGGTGTGCACAACATGGACGGCATGATGGTGATCTTCGACGAGGCGTCAGGTATCCCGGACAGCATCTGGTCCGTGGCTGCGGGCTTCTTTACCGAGAACATCTTGGACCGGTACTGGCTCGCGTTCAGCAACGGTCGTCGCAACACCGGGTACTTCTACGAGGCCGTGGACGGCAGCAAGCGGGAATTCTGGGAGAGCGAGAAGATCGACGCCCGCACAGTCGAGGGCACCGACAAGAGCATCTACCAGCAGATCATCAACGAGTACGGTGAGGACAGCGATGAGGCGCGGGTCGAGGTCTATGGCGACTTCCCCAAGAGCGGCCAAGACCAGTTCATCGCACCACACAGCGTGGATGACGCCATGAAGCGGCCACAGTACAAAGACATGACTGCACCCATCGTCATCGGCGTTGACCCGGCCCGTGGCGGCATGGACAGCACCGTGATCGCCGTGCGCCGTGGGCGTGACATTGTGGCTATCAAGCGGTTCAAGGGCGACGACACCATGACCACCGTGGGCCACGTCATTGACGCCATCGAGGAGTACCGGCCAGCGTTGACCGTGATCGACGAGGGAGGACTCGGCTACGGCATCCTTGACAGATTGACCGAGCAGAAGTACAAAGTGCGCGGGGTTAACTTCGGCTGGAAAGCCAAGAACCCGACCATGTGGGGCAACAAGCGGGCCGAGATCTGGGGTGCGATGCGCGACTGGCTCAAGACCGCCAGCATCCCCCAAGACAGGCTGCTCAAGAGCGATCTGGTCGGCCCGATGAAGAAGCCCAACTCGGCTGGCACCATCTTTTTGGAAGGCAAGAAGGAAATGAAAGCCCGTGGACTGGCCTCTCCTGATGCAGCCGATGCGATTGCCGTGACGTTTGCACATCCCGTGGCACATCGGGAGTACAATGAACGAACAACCACCCGGCGCAACGCTCAAAACGGTGCAGCCACAACTTCATGGATGGGTTCGTGATGGCTACAAAGAAAAGCGTGTCTCTGAGTGTTGGTCGTGGCGAGAAGCTGCCTGCATCCAAGGGTGCTGGCCTGACTGAAAAGGGCCGCGCCAAGTACAACCGCGAGACTGGCTCCAATCTTAAGGCTCCCGCACCCAGCCCCAAGACTAAAGCCGATCAAGGCCGTAAAGATTCGTTCTGTGCCCGCATGGAAGGGGTGGTCAAAAACGCCAAAGGCCCAGCAGAACGGGCCAAGGCATCACTCAAACGATGGAAGTGCTGATCATGGCTACAAAACCCGGACTTTACGCCAACATTAACGCCAAACGCGCCCGTATTGCCGCAGGTAGCGGCGAGAAGATGCGCAAACCCGGCGCTGCTGGCGCGCCCACGGCCAAGGACTTCAAAGAGTCGGCCAAGACTGCCAAACCTGCCAAAAAGGCCAAGTGATGCCACTCGTCAAGTCACCCTCAAAAGAGGCATTTCGCAAGAATGTCAAGGCCGAAGTATCTGCGGGTAAACCCGTAAAACAGGCCGTTGCGATTGCTTACTCCGTCAAGCGTGAAGCTGCCAAAAAACCAACAATGAAGACCAAAAAATGAGCCTCCAAGCCCTGCAAGACTGCCTGATCGTCCGTCCCGACATGGAAAAACATGAGCTTTTCATCATGTTGCGTGAGAAACAAACCGGCACAGGTGTGGTAATCTCCGCTGGACCTGACGCCAAGGACGTGAAAGTCGGCGACAAGGTGCTATTTGGTGATTCCATCGGTCAAGACCTAAAATACGAGGGTGACAACCTTCTGGTCATGAGGGAATCACACACCCTCGGAGTATTTGACGCATGAAAGACACCACCGGAATCGTAGCCGCAGCCAATGTGGCAAAAAACGGACCGTACCCGTCAAAAGGCGGTTCCGAGGAAATTCTGACCGTTGCCCGTTCACGCATGAAGATGGCAATGGCGGCGTTTTCCCAGACTCGGGAAGACGAACTTGACGATCTGCGGTTCTACGCAGGCTCTCCAGACAACCAGTGGCAGTGGCCTGCTGACGTGCTCCAGACTCGTGGCGCTGTGCAGGGTCAAACGATCAACGCCCGCCCGTGCCTCACCATCAACAAGCTGCCACAGCACGTTCACCAAGTGACGAACGAGCAGCGCATGAACCGTCCCGGCATCAAAGTGATCCCGGCTGACGACAAGGCTGATGTGGACGTGGCAGACGTGTTCAACGGCGTGATTCGCCACATCGAATATATCTCCGATGCTGACGTGGCCTACGACACCGCCTGCGAGAACCAAGTGTCCTACGGCGAGGGCTACATCCGTCTGCTGACCGAGTACTGCGACGAGGACACATTCGATCAGGACATCAAGATCGGGCGCATCCGCAACAGCTTTAGCGTCTACATGGACCCCATGATCCAAGACCCCACGGGCGCAGACGCCCGTTGGTGCTTCGTCACGGAAGACCTGACCAAAGCTGAGTACGAGCGTCTGTACCCCGATGCCGCGCCGATCAGCACTCTCATGAGCCTTGGCGTGGGCGATCAATCCATTGCCCAGTGGATCGGTGAAAACACTGTCCGCATCGCTGAGTACTTCTACATTGAGTACGAGAAGCACACGCTTAACCTGTACCCCGGCAACCAGACTGCGTTCAGCGGTACACCCGAGGACAAGATGCTGCGCGAGATGTTCGGCAAGCCGATCCGCACCCGCGAAGCTGACCGTAAAAAGGTCAAGTGGTGCAAGATCAACGGCTACGACATCCTTGAGGAACGTGAGTGGGCCGGTGCCTACATCCCCGTGGTGCGCGTGGTCGGCAACGAGTTTGAGGTTGACGGTCAGATGTACGTGTCGGGCTTGGTGCGTAACGCCAAGGATGCCCAGCGCATGTACAACTACTGGGTGTCGCAGGAAGCTGAGATGCTGGCGCTGGCCCCCAAAGCCCCATTTATCGGGTACGGCGGGCAGTTTGAAGGCTACGAGCAGCAGTGGAAGACTGCCAACACAAACAACTGGCCCTATCTGGAGGTCAACCCAGACGTTACAGACGGCCAAGGCGCGGTGTTACCACTACCCCAGCGGGCACAGCCTCCAATGGCCTCCAGCGGCCTGTTGCAAGCCAAGGCGGGTGCTGCTGAGGACATCAAGTCGGCCACCGGTCAGTACAACGCATCGCTGGGTATGACCAGCAACGAGCGTTCTGGCAAAGCCATCTTGGCCCGCCAGCGCGAGGGTGACATCGGCACCTATCACTATGTTGACAACTTGGCCCGTGCGATTCGTCACATTGGTCGTCAACTCGTGGACCTGATCCCCAAGATTTACGACACCGAGCGCATTGCCCGCATCATTGGCGAAGATGGTGAGCCATCAACCGTCAAGATGAACCCGATGCAGGAAGAACCTGTCAAGCGGATCGTGGACCAAGAGGGTGTGTTGATCGAGAAAATCTACAACCCTGCTGTCGGCAAGTACGATGTGCGCGTGATCACCGGCCCCGGCTACGCTACCAAGCGTCAAGAGGCTTTGGAGAGCATGGCCCAGTTGCTGCAAGGCAACCCACAGTTGTGGCAAGTGGCTGGCGACCTGTTTGTCAAGAACATGGACTGGCCCGGTGCTCAAGACCTCGCCAAGCGGTTCAAGAAAACCATCGACCCCAAAGTGCTGGCCGACGAAGATGATCCAGCCTTGGCCGCTGCCAACCAGCAGATGGAAGCAATGGCCGCTGAGATGGAAAACATGTTCCAGATGTTGCAAAACGTCAACCAGAGCATGGAAGCCCGCGAGATGCAGATCAAGCAGTTTGAAGCTGACATCAAGGCATATCAGGCCGAGACACAGCGAATCAGCACCGTGCAAGCTGGCATGTCGCCCGAGCAGATTCAGGACATCGTGATGGGCACAATTGCCGCAGCGATGGACACTGGTGATTTGGTCGGCGGTGCCCCGCAGATGCCTGAAATGCCGATGCAGCAGCCCCAAATGGCCCCCGAACAGGGTCAAATGCCACCTGAAGGGATGATGTAATGAGTTGCGCTGATTTCATGGGTGAGTTGTTCTTGGCACGGGATGTGGCCCATTCCGTCCACCTCAACACCCGGTCCTACTCAAAGCACAAGGCGCTTGGGCACTTCTACGAGGATGTGCTGGACGCCGCCGACAAATTTGCCGAGGCGTACCAAGGCCGTCATGGTCTAATTGGCCCCATCTCGCTCAAGTCAGCCCGCAAGGACGGTGCAATTTTGCCGTTCTTGGAGGACTCGCTGGCCTACATTGAGGAAAACCGGTACAAGGTCTGCGGCAAGACCGACACGACATTGCAGAACATCATTGATGAGATCATTGCTGTTTACCTGTCGGTCATTTACAAGTTAAAATTTCTGGCATGAAGAGCCATTGTGGAAATTTTGTGGCTGCTGACCACCTCGGCGTTTAAACAAGGAAAACGACATGGCATTGAAAAAAATCATAGAAGCTGAAGGCGAGTCCTACATTCAGTCTTCATTTGGAACAATTCAAAACGGTGTTGAGAAAGCCACGTTTGCAGCGGTTTGCAAAATTTTGTCCATAAGCGGCAGCAAAACAAAATTGACCGTCAATGTCTCACACGTTGGTGATGTTGCTAGGTTTGAGCGTTTGTATAGCTTTCAGCCATCGGTTGATGAAGGTTCCGAAAACTTCATTAAGCAAGCCTACTTGTATTTGAAAACCTTGCCCGAGTTTTCTGGCGCCGAAGACTGTTAAAAATCATGGCATCCAACTTGCAAATTGCATTTGCACCCCTTGGTAACACAGTTGATGCTGTTGCTGATAACTTGAAAGGCTGATATGCCAACAGTAAATCTTTCCGCACTGGCTGGTGCCGGTCAACAGTTTTTTGACAATAACGGCAACCCGTTATCCGGTGGCAAGTTGTACAGCTACGCAGCCGGGACGACTACACCGCAGGCCACTTATACCAGCGCCAGCGGTTCAACAGCGCACACAAACCCAATTATTTTGGACTCTGCTGGTCGTGTGGCAACGGGTGAAATTTGGGTAACTGCCGGTGAAAACTACAAATTTGTGTTAAAAACATCGGCCGAGGTAACGCTTGCCACTTGGGACAACATTACCGGAATTAACGGTACTGGTATTACATCAAACGCATCATCCGTAGTTTACGACCCCTCGGGCACAGGCGCAGTGCCTACAACGGTTCAGGCAAAGTTGCGCGAAACCGTCAGCGTCAAAGACTTTGGCGCTGTTGGTGATGGCGTAGCAAATGACACAGCCGCCATTCAAGCGGCATTAAATAGCGGCGCGGCGACCATTCGCCTACTTGCTGGAACTTACAAAGTAACTGCGCAGTTGACAATTCCATCAAGCGTGTCGCTGATTGGTGAAGGCCGGAATGTCAGCATCATTACGGCAGAAGGCAATACGACAGGAACTTTCACAAACACTGCAGTTGTTTACAAAGGCGGGACTGCGCCAACGGTAATCCCCGATTTGTCCGCAAACGTCACGCAAGGTGCAACGTCATTGACGTTCGCGTCTGCCCACGGTTTGTCCGCAGGCAATGTCATCTTAATCTACAACCCGACAGACGGCTCCTTCAATGAAGCTAGAGCAAACTATCGCGCTGGCGAATACTGCACCGTTGCCAGTATCACGGACAACGTAACAGTGGTTTTGGAAAACGGTTTGTATGCGTCTTACCTCGCTGCCGATGTAGACGTTTACAAGTGCAATGGCTACTGCAACGGAACCCTTGAAGGATTTA